AAATCCTCAGGTGAGGATTCTGGAGTTGGTTTTAACACCACAATTATCTTACCGACCTTGTCTTCACAACCCGGATGATCCCAATGTTCTTCCATCATAGTACTTTCCTTTAAATTTTTCTTTTTAGGTTCATTGATATGCAATGCAGCTAGGTATTTATCTAATGCTTCTTTGGTACCTTTGGTTTCACCAACTTTTTTGCCGTGTTTATATACAACGTACTTATTTCCTACTTTTTTATGAGTATAAGGCATTTCTAAACGTTTTCTTGTTTATAAATATCTAACTTCTTCAGTTCAGCAACCTTCTCTTTTACCTCTTTATAGACTGATGCTTTATCGCCTCCGCCCCATTTCTCCACTTCCCCCATTTCAGAAACAAAAGTATCGTTTTGATCAACCCAAGCATCTAAGGCTCTTTCTAAGTCGCTTAGCTGAGCGTTTTTATTGCTATTCATTATGTTAGAACAGTATTCCTCCCACTTTCCTTGGTTTTTTATGTCAGACTCCATTCTAGAAACACAGTCAATACACATTTGGTGGATAGCCCACATCTTCCTATTATACTCATGTGCCTTCATAACTCCACCACATTTCGGACAACAAAGAGGTAGTACAACTAGTTTTTTTATTTCATCAAGCTTAGTTACAGTTTGTTTTAAGCCACCCTTAATGGTCCACTTTTTACCACCATCTTCCCAAACATCTCCTTCTTTATGGCTTTCTACGTATTTTTCGTAACCAGATTGTATTTGAGTTGCATCGTTTGTATTACCTGAAATGATGTTTCTCATCCTCTGCACGTCTCGTGGTGCAAATTCTTTCTTTAAATTATTTTCCATAACGGTTATTTTGATATTTTATACAAATCTTTTATATGTTTAGCGTATTTAATTAAATACTTTTCTACTTCCTTTGGCTTTTTTTCTACTCCTAATTTGATAGCATCCTTTAATCCTATTAACATCTTACGAATGTAAAATAATTTTGGATTTGGGTTGGGTAATGCTTTTTTATCTATTACAGTATACGTTATTGCACTATGTGTTTTACCGTTTTTACCGTGTACCTTAACTGATATTTTTTTATATCCACCTTCCTGTTTGTCTAATTTTGGTATTTCACTACTGTCAATTGTATATAAAATTCCAAATACTTTACTGCCTGGAGCTTTAACCACATCTGCTACTGAGCTGTCATGATCTCTCTTAGCTATTTTATCAAAAGCTAATTCATATCCATCTAACCACGCAAGTTCAATAGCTTTTGCAGTTTTGTAATTTGCTTCAAACTCAGCAATATCCATGTTACTCCCATAAGCAAAATACTTTTCCTGCTGCTCCATACTATTTTCGTTTATCTACTATTTTGTAGGGTATATTTTTTGCTTCTAGCATTTTAATTAAATCAAAATAGGTCGATAAAGCGGGTGGTTCAAAAGATTCTTCATCGTCAAAATCTTGATTACCTACAATGCTAGGTTTTTTTACAGCAACTTCAATTATACATTTTGAAATGTCTACACCTTTTGGATATCTTTTTATGCTTATTCTTTCTTCTGATTCATCCACGGAACTTCTACCGTATCCGGCTGCAGCATCTGCATGTGGCTCTAGTTTATATCTATCCGATAGTAAATTACCATCAATCGCTATTCTTACTTGATCTGATATAGAGTCGCTGGACATACTTTTATTTCTTGTGAAGGAAATATAAGGCTGTACTAGCGTACCGTGAGTTGATTTTAAAACTAAATTATCACCTAGGATAGCCACCATGTTAGAGTAGCTAGTAAAATGATACAAAGTACCAACTTGTTTTCTTTCGTTTAATATATCTATTAGCTTTATCATATTGAATCTAGATCGTATACACTTAAATTAAGTTTACCATAATCCCTCATTAAAATACCAGCCATTGCATTAGCCTCATCTTCAATAGTCGATCCTGTTTCTCCAGAACCACCTTCAATCATTTTCAACTCATTTTGACGGTGATGAGTTAATTCGTGTGCTAAACTCCTACAAACATCTGCCAAGTTTCTACCCAAGTAGAATACTTTAATTGAATTGTCGTTTGGGTTGTATTCTCCGTACGATCTAAACTGTTCAACAAAAGCTTTATCAGCAATCAACTTAATATTTGGTAGTGATTGTATGTATAATTCTTTTTTGCAAAATTTAATAAAGTCTTTAAGCGTATTAAGCTTCTTCTGGTCCATTGTCTTGTTTTACTTTTGGTGCTAACATTTTAAAAACCTTAGGTGCAACACCTTTATTGTATGCAGCTTCCGGAACTGTTTCTGCAAATTTCTCATAATCACCACTACTTAGTGTATTTCTAACATAGGGAGCTGATACAATACCTGCTTTCTCATGTACCTGAATTGCTCTAACCCTATCTCCAAACTGATCTTGGAGTGATTTTATGTAATCTGCATCATCTTTTTCATCATCTCCCTGAGCTACGTACACAGGATTGACAGTTGAATTAGCCTTTAGGTAGTGAATAATACCAACTATTGGAGATTCATCTGTCGAAATAGTTACAGTTATTTTTGGATTTGGCTCTGCTCTCAAGTACATATTCCAAATTTGTAAGGAATCTTCAGGTGTAATTCCATCTATAGTCTTCCTACTAATTAAAACATTTACCTGTTTTACATAGTCTCTACTAGCTAAATTTTTAGCTGCTTCAAAGTGTCCTTTGTGTGGAGGTTTAAATTTACCAGGATAAAAGCAAGGACCTGCTCCGTTTATCATGGCTTCGGCTATTCTATAACCTAGTAATTCAGCATTAATCATATGCTAATAAATATCTAGCCTTCTATTAGTCTTGCGTTTTCCACTTTTTCTTTTAATTCTTTCATATAAGCAACAGCTACTTTGATCTTTTCTCCCACATATTCGGCTTCTTTTTCATCTAAGTCTAACCTAAAAATAAACATTTGGTACTGTGAATCTACTCTTGGATCGTAACTAATAAAGTCACACCACCTAGCTTCTGCACAAATCATGTTAGAAAGACACTGGTAGTAGTAGTTTGGAGCCACCTTTTTGAAATCTTCTACCGACTTTATTAATCCGTGTTTAAAATGATTAACGGAATTATAGGGACATTTTACTTCGATAATACCATCAGGCTGCACTTCTCCATCAGGTGAACCACCATAATACTCTCCTACAGGAATAAAAGAAGATGCATTTACGGTTAAATTTTTCTTACCACTATAAACTTTAATAGCTTCTGGTTCTAAATTAGTACCCCAATCCAAGGCAGGTCCTCCTGCTAATGGAGCTATTGCTCCAAAAAACTCACTTACCTTTTCAAGTAAATAGGTTTTTGCTGTGTCTGTTAGGGTATTTTCCTTTCCACCCATTATTTTATGTATCTCTGAACTGGTTATTTTACCTCTTCTTATTTTAAACCACTCATCTGAGCGTTGTTCTATAATCATAGTTGCATTTTCTTAAGTAGTAAAGCACCAAATGTAAGCTGCTTTGCTGTATGTAAATACTTAGTTACTTGTTCAAAACCTATATCAGAAGGATCTTTGCCTTGTAATTCAATCAAATAAACGTCTTTACCAAGGTCAATTAATTGTTTGGCATAATCTATCGATTGCTTTAATGCATCGTTGTCTAGCGCTAAATAAACCGTTTTTACATCGCTTTGTACTAATTTCATCATTAGTGCTTTTGGAATGGTCTTACCGAATAGAGGAATAGCGTTGCGTTTTAAAGCAATAGCATCAAAAATACCCTCACATAAAATGACCGGAACCTTCCAGTTTATAAGATACTCAAATCCAATTAAATCGTTTTTGTTACAAGAAGGTGCGTTGTATTTTCTACTTGGGTCTTTTTCAAATGATCTCGAAATGAAATAGTTGAGTCTACCGTTTTCATTGTATGAGGGAATAACAATAGAGTTCTTGTATTTTCCTGTTTCACAATAGCCAATATTATATTTTATTATATCTGCCTCGGTTAAACCTCTTTTTTGTATGTAAGATTTAGCTTGTCTGTAGGGAAGCTTACTACTATTTTTAGTCAAAGACTCAAATTCTTTAGGTAACTCTACAACTTCGTAAGTTTTATCATACTGCTCTCCTTTACCATCTGGAAAGTAGGATCTCATTTCAGCTATTTGCTGCGAAGATGCATGTAGTTTTTTTAGTAGGTTGATTAAACTTCTACCTTTTGTAGCAGGTTGACAAGTCCAACAGTTGTAGAATCCTGTAGTTGGATCTATTTCTAACTTAGGTTTATGATGCTTACAGAAGGGACAGTGGAAGGCATGGTTGCCTTTTGTAGACGGTTTAGATCTACCAATGATAGTATGTAATAATCCTAGTACTAAATGAGTCTTTTCCATTAATACTAACAATACATTTTTATTCTGGATTTACCAAATCTTTTCTAAAAAACTTGGCTAGTATATTATCGTTGTATGATCTGTCTGTAAGAAGGACTTCGTTTATACATTGGAAATGAAGCTCCCAGTAAGTTAGTTGTTTTTTGTTAAAGCAGAATTTTAGGATTTCTTTTCTAAGATCTCCTACACCGTTTTCTTTAATTTCTTGTAGAAGTATTTTATTAGAACCCCAATAATCGGTCCAATTTGTTTCGGCTATTACTCTTTTTGATGTAGGTTTCCTACCAGGACCGGTTTGCAAAGCTAATTCAGCTTTAGTAAGTTTTTTCTTGGTGTTTGAAAATAAAGATTTTCTACCTATGTAGAACTTTCCAGTTTTAATATTGGTAATTTTGTAGATAAATCCTACGCAATTTGAAGGTAGTTTTTCGATAGAGTCGTATTCAACAACTTGACCATCTTTGTATATAAACCATTTTTGTGACATAAACTAAATTTTAGGAATCCCATTTAACTATAAAAGTTATATCAGTGTTTGATGGAATTGGGTAAGGAGTTGCTAATTTACCAACTGCCAATAATTGAAAAGCTTCGTTATACAATCCAATAGTTGTTGCATAAGGATGAAAGGAAGAACCTGTAATATTATCTGCTAATTGGCCGTATGTTATTTGACCACTCTTATTGGTTTCACCTTTAGAAGCGTATATAGGTAATGCTCTTGAGCCTGTTATATAATTAACATTTGCAAATACAGTTGGATTTTGAGAGTAGTTAAAATCGTTCTCAAGAACTCGACATTTTACTTCATTTTGGTAAATTGTAGTTTCACTTCCAATTGTTAATGTATATGGTACGTATGTTATTGCCATGCTTATAAATATTGAGCAGCGTAAACTTTATAGTAACCCGAGTTAAATTCGTCTTTATGTTGACGTAGGTAGTCGTAGTACTTATCGTATACGTCTCCTATATGCCCGTGAATCAACGGACCTTTAGCATAATCTTGCGTAGCTGCTTTATGTTGTTCAAAATTATTAGGATCGTTTATGTTTCCGCTTTGTTTATGACCAGCTACTTCATGTGAATCACCCCAATTAAAACAGTAGGAAGGAACATAATTTTTATTGTGTTCATCTAATTCACCTTCATCTCTTAGTTTAGTATACCAACTTAAACCTTCGTATCCAGTTAAGTCTGATCTAAACCCAATCTCACGTATTCTGTTCATTTTAACGATAACAGAAGCTTCCATTGTATTCATTACCATCTTTAACTCCGTCTGACTAGCAAAAAAACTCATTTCTGGTTTCCAAGCATCTTTACCATTTAGCTCTATTCCGTCTACTGCTTGCTGTAGGTGCCACGGTAAGTAGATATCGTCATCGTCAGCTAACATAAAGTAATCGCCTGTTGCATATGTTACAGCGTCTGTACAAATTTCTCCTCTATTCTTATAAGGTTCTTTTGTTTTTAAGCTTTGACCTCTGTTGATTATAGTAATGTTAGGATCAGTAAATCCCAACTCATACGGATATTCTTCGTCGGTATTCAGTATTATTAACTCCTTATTAGGATAAGACTGAGCATAAAACTGATTTACTATCCTTTGAACGCATGTAAAGCGTCTGTACGTTGTGCAAACGAAACTAATTTTTTTCATTTCCTGTATGTTTTTGCCATTTTTCTTTCATCCACTCTGAGGAGCTTGTCATATGTCCCCACAAATCTGAGTAGGTTGTGTCTTGTAGAGCTAGAATGTCTTTGGTAATGACGTACTCCGCCCCACTATGATTCTCATGTAATAGTAAGATGTCTATAATTCCTCTAATAGGATCTAAAGAACTTACTCTATCGAAAAAACTATTGTTTATTGCATAAGCATGAGTACAATAAACAGATCCTTTTTTAACGGAGTTGAGTGTGTTTGTAATTGGATCACAGTAGTCTGTCACATCTCCTCCTAAATAGAACATATCCCACTTAATATTTTTTAAGTCGTCTATGGATGCCTGTAACCTATCTTTGAAATTGTCCTCAAAAACGCAATCATCTTCAAATATTAAAACATTAGTTAGACCTTTTTGCTTAACTTCCTTATAAATTGCTATATGAGATAAGCTACAACCATACTTAAACCTCCTTCTTTCATCGTCTTCATCTCCTGGAAAACCTGTGTAATCGTCTGGTGTTATTGCTGAAAATCGAATTGCCTCTATTCCTTGCTCGGCTGCTCTTTTTTCAAATAATTCTCTTCTGTCGGATCTTGAATCAAGATTTATGTAATATACTTCGTCAAAAAAATCTAAATATCTCATAGTAAACAGCTTTTGTT